CCTCACGCACACGAAGGGCCCCTTCGCCGGGCAGCCGTTCAACCTGCGCCCCTGGCAGGAGCACGACATCATCCGCCCGATGTTCAAGACGAAGGCCGACGGGCTCCGGCAGTACCGGACGGTGCTGTTGATGGAGCCGCGGAAGAACGGCAAGAGCGAGATCGCAGCCGCGTGTGCGGTTGACGGCCTGATGTTCGACGACGAGGAGGGCGGGGAAGTCTATAGCTGCGCGAACGACACCGACCAGGCCGCCATCGTGTTCAACGTCGCCGCGCAGATGATCCGGAACGACCCCGAGCTCCTGGCCGAGGTCGACATCATCCAGTCCAAACTGCTGATGATTCACCGGAAGAGCCGCACGATCTACCGCGCCATCTCCGCGGAGGCCTACAGCAAGCACGGGTTCAACGCGTCCCGGATTATCTACGACGAGCTGCACGCGGCGCCGAACCGCGATCTCTTCGACGTGTTGACGACGTCGATGGGCGCGCGCGCGCAGCCGCTCCTGATCATGATCTCGACGGCCGGCTACGACCGGCACTCGATTCTGTGGGAACAGTATGAGCACGCGAAGCGGGTCCTCGAGAATCCCGCGCTCGACCCGACGTTCCTGCCCATCATCTACGAGCTGCCGATCGACGCGGACTGGACCAACCTGGAGAACCTGAAAGCGTGCAACCCCGCGCTCGGGGATTTCCGGTCGCTCGAGGAGCTGCAGATTGCGCTCGAGCGCGCCCAGCAGATCCCCGCCCAGGAAATGACGTTCCGCCGGCTGTATTGCAATCAGTGGACGGAGAACGCGGAGCGCTGGGTCTCCCTCGCGTCGTGGGACGCGTGCAGCGTGGTCGAGGCGGCCGCGTGACGCGGGCCGAGTTCCGGGCGCGGCTGAAGGGACGCCGGTGTTACGTCGGCCTCGACCTCGGCTCGACGAAGGATCTGACCGCCGCGGTGGCCACCTTCCCGGACGACGTAGGCCCGGGCTTCGACGTGCTCGCGCAATTCTGGGTCCCGGAGGACAACATCCAGGAGCGCGTGCGTCGGGACCGGGTCCCGTACGACGTGTGGGTCCGGATGGGGCCGGACATTCTCACCGCCACGCCGGGGCCGGTCACCGACTACGAATACATCCGCTACGCGTTGCAGGCCTGGGCGACCGAGTTCGACGTGCGGGAGATCGCGTACGACCCGTGGAACGCCACCGACCTGGTCTCGCGGCTCCTCCAGGACGGGTTGCCGTGCATCCCGATCCGGCAGGGGTTCGTCTCGCTCACGGCGCCGACGAAGTCGCTCGAAATGGCGATTCTCTCGAAACGGCTGCGCCATGACGCCCATCCGGTCCTCCGCTGGAACATCGGCAACATCATGGTCGAGACCGACGCGGCGGGGAATTACAAAATCTCGAAGCACCTCAGCACGGAGAAAGTCGACGGTGCGGCCGCGCTCGTCAACGCGATCGATCGGATGGACCGCCACAGCGACGCGCCCGCTGAGGATCCGGTCCTGGTGACCGCGTGAGATGCCCATCCAGGTCGGGTTCGGCTGGGGACGAGGCCGCCGCGTGATCAAGACGACGATCGCCGGCGCGAAATGTCGGATGGCGAAGGCGAGCCTGCGTGCGCCCGGGCGGCCGCCGATCGATGAGACCGATACGTCCACGGAAGTCGGGGTGACCGTCCCGACGAAGCAGTTCGACGCCTACGCCAAGCGCGCGCTCGAGGACGACGTGAGCGTGCCCGAGATCATCCGCCGCGACCTCGATGAGACGGCCCGCCGGCGTCGAATAAACATCGACAAACCCTGACCGGCGCCCGTCGGGCGCCACACTGCCACGTGTGGTTCTCTAGCTATGCGCTGGCTGTTGTTCTGGCGGCCACCCTGTCTCCTGCGGGCGTGCCTCGTCAACCTCAAGGACGATCCCCACTCGGCGATCAAGGGCGTGCTGTGGTCGACGCGCGGGCCGTGGCTCACATTCAAGGACTGTGCGCTGATCAAAGCGGACGCGCCGCTGATGCCGCTCGACGGCGACGTGATCGTGCACCGCAGCAATCTCGCGTTTCTGCAGGTGCTGCCGTGATCGTCCAGAGCTACGGGCAGCTGCAGGCGATGAACCCGAATCCGCCGGCGTGGTCCGGTGGGTCCAGCGGCGGGTCGCTCGACTTGTACGGCGCGAGCCTCCAGACCTACGCGCGGATCTACGACACCCAACCGAACGTCCGGATTCCCGTCGACTTCCTCGCGCGCAACGTCGCGCAACTGGGCCTCCCGGTGTTCCGGCGCAACAGCGACACCGACCGGGTGCGCCTGCCCGATCACGAACTCGCGCAGATGCTCGAGCATCCGAACCCCGCGACGACGCGATACCGGCTCATCGAAGACACCGTCCAGGACTATCTGATTTATTGGCACGCCTACTGGCTGAAGATTCGCACGTCCCCGATGGGCCTCGTCCGGCTGCCGGCCGCGGAGATGAGCATCCAGGGCGTGCTGCAGCCGACGCTCTTCGTGTGGACGTCCCCGAACGGGCAACGGCGCGAGTTCGAGCCCTCCGAGATCGTGCACTTCGGCGCGCTGCGTGGGATCTCGCCGCTCGAGACGCTGCGTCGGATCCTCGCCGAAGAGGCGGCCGCCGGCGACTACCGGCAGTCGATGTGGAACAACGCGGCGCGCATCGAAGGCGTGATCGAACGACCCCTCGCGGCGCCGAAGTGGTCGCCGCCCCAGAAGACGGACTGGCGTCGACAGTGGCAGGACGCGTACGCGTCCGGCGGCTCACGGCCGGGTTCGGTCGCCGTCCTCGAAGACGGCATGACCTTCAAGCCGATCAGCTTCAGCGCGAAGGACTCTGAATTTCTCGCCGCGCGCAAGTTGACCCGAGAAGAGTGCGCCAGCGCGTACCACATTCCGCTGCCGATGGTCGGCATCCTCGAGCACGCCACATATTCGAACGTGCGCGAGATGCGCAAGATGCTCTACGCGGACTGTCTCGGGCCGACGCTCGAGATGTTCCAGGCCGAGATCGAACGCCAGGCCCTCCCGGAGTGTCGCGACACCGATCGCGTGTACCTCGAGTTCAACATTGCGGAGAAGTTGAAGGGCTCGTTCGAAGAGCAAGCGCAATCGTTGTCGCTCGCCGTCGGCAAACCGTGGATGGCCGTCAGTGAAGCGCGCGGGCTGCAGAATCTGCCGGCCACGGGCAATCCCAAAGACGACGAGATCGCGGACCAGCAGGGCGGACCCGCGGCGCCGGCGCCAGGTGAACCCCCGGTGCCGTTCAAACCGACGCCGAAGCCCGGCACGACCGACAACGTCGACGTGGCGCCGGCCATCCAGGCGATGCAGGCCCGACTGAAGACACGACTCGACAAGCTGCCGACGGCGCTCGATCGCCTCGAGGCGTTCGATGGCGCGCGCGTCACGCGGGAACTCACCGAGGACCTGACCCCGCTCGTCGGCGCGGAGCGGGCCGGCTGGGAAGCGGCCCGAGCCGTGAGCCTCGAGCTGATCCGGCTGGACCACGAGGCCTTCGATGTCTAACCGCTACGACCATGTCCTCAGTTTCGCGCTGACGCATCCCTGGAACCTCGAGCCGGCGATGCTGGCGGTCGTCGCGGGCATTCTCGCGCGGCGGATCGCCGGCGTGGAGCTGTCGCAGGCCGAGATCGAGGCCGCGCTCGTGAACCGCAAGAACCTCCCGCAGCCGCGGACCGGCAGCGTCGCCGTCATTCCGGTCTACGGCGTGATCGCGCCGCGCATGAACATGTTCAGCGAGATCTCGGGCGGCACGACGTTCGAGAAGCTCACGCAGCAACTGCGCGCGGCCGTCGCGGACAAGACCGTGCGGAACATCGTGCTCGACGTCGACTCACCGGGCGGCAGCGTCGCCGGCAACGCCGAGTTTGCGGCCGAAGTGATGAAGGCGCGCACGAAGAAACCGATCCTCGCCGTCGCGCAGTACACGATGGGCTCGGCCGCGTATCACCTGTCGGCGGGGGCCACGGAAATCGTCGCGGCGCCTTCGGCACGCGTCGGCTCGATCGGCACGTTCACGATCCACAACGATCTCTCGGCCGCGCTCGAGCAACTCGGCGTCAAGCGGACGTTCATCTCCGCGGGCACCGGCAAAGTGGACGGCAACGAAACCGGTCCACCGAGCGAGGAGTATCTCGCGCGCACGCAAGCGGCGGTGGACAGCGCGTACAGCCAGTTTGTCGGGAACGTGGTCAAAGGCCGCGGCCAGGGCATGACGGCCGATCGCGTGAAGAAGGACTGGAAAGCCCACGTCTACGGCGCCGACGAGGCCAAGGCGATCGGGATGATCGATGCGATCGCCACGCTCGACGACACGATCGCGCGTCTGCTGACGGCGTCTCCGGATGCCGCAGATCAACGCGCCGCCCTCGACTTTGTCTCGACCGATGCCACGGCCCAGGAGCTGCCTCGCGCGGCCACGGCCCAGGAGCGTCAGGACGAGATCGCCTGGCAGAACGCGCGTGAGCGCGAGCTGCACGAACTCAGCCTCTGAAAGAAGCCAGCCATGTTGAATGTTGCCCAACTCGAAACCGACCTGAAAGCCGCCGCGCTGAAGGTCAAGACGCTCTTCGAAGCCACGATGATCGCGTGCCAGGAGGCCGTCGTCACGCCGGCCACGGCCACCACGCCCGAAGTGAAGGGCCGCCTGATGACCGCGGAGGAAAAGGGCGCCGTGCAGGCCCTCATCGACCAGGGCCGCGCGATCAAGGACAAGCTCGAGCACGCCCAGGGCGACGCGAGCATGATCGCCGCGATCGCGGCGCTGAGCGCGGGCATGGACGGGCGCGGCGACAGCGGCGGCCACCACAACGGCGGCCGCATGACGCGCGAGATCGTGGCCTCGCTCGGGCAGCAGTACGTGAACTCGCCCGAGTACAAGACGTTCATGAAACACGCCGGCGGCCACAGCGCGAGCGGCGGGGCATGGACCACGCCGGCCGTCGAGCTGCCGTTCAGCGGGCAGGACGTGCAGGCGACGCTCATGGATACCACGGCGGGATCCGGCGGGCCGCTGCTGATTCCCGAGTACTTGCCCGGTGTGCAGCCGATCTTGTTCCGACGTCTCACCGTGGCCGATCTCATCGCGAGCGGCACGACCGACGCGAACGCGATCATCTACATGAAGGAGCTCGCGGCCACCAACGCGGCCGCCGCGACGACCGAGGGCGCCGCGAAGCCCGAATCGACGATCACCTTCGTGCAGGCGACCGATCCGGTCCGCAAGATCGCGACCTTCCTGTCCGTCACCGAGGAACTGATGGAGGACGCGAAGGCGATGGCGAGCTATCTCGACGCGCGCCTCCGGCTCTTCATCGGCCTGGCCGAAGAGGACGAGCTCCTGAACGGCGCGCTCAACACGGCGCCGCACATCAGCGGGATCATGAACCGCGCGGGGCTGACCGCCAGCCAGGCGCGCGGCGCCGACACGAACATCGACGCCCTCTTCAAGGCGTACACGACGCTCGCGTCGACGATCTTCGTCATGCCCGACGGGTTCGTGATGAACCCGATCAACTGGCAGACGGTCCAGCTGACCAAGAACGCCAACGGCAACTACCTCGGCATGGGGCCGTGGGTGGGACCGCAACAGCCGACGCTGTGGGGTCTGCCGGGCGCCATCACGCCCGCGATCGTCGCGAACACCGCGCTCATCGGCGCGTTCCGGACGCAAGCGCAGTTCTTCCGCAAGGGCGGGCTCCGCGTCGAGACGTCGAACAGCCACAGCGACTACTTCCAGCGCAACCAGATCGCGGTGCGCGCGGAAGAGCGCGGCGCCCTCTGCGTCTACCGGGAAGCGGCGTTCGAGAAGGTCACGGGGCTCAACTAACTGAACGCAGCGGTGCGTTAGACGGCGAGCCTGCACCCGCGGCTCGCCACTTTCATCACGGGTGTTCAGGAGAACCGATCATGCCAGTCACCGCGCGCTACGACTCGACCGAGAACCGCTTCGTGCGCGAAGACAGCCTCCAGGGCAGCGAGCGGACGCTGCGGCAGCGCGTCACCCTCGCGCAGCTCAACGCCGGCGTCACGCTCCTGCCGGCCGTGCCCGGCTTCATCTACAGTTTGCTCGACGCGAAGCTCGTCGCCGTCGGCGGCGCGGCGGCGGTCGGGACCTCGGTGAACATCATCGGCACGCGGGCCGCGGTGCCCGTGCAGCTGCTGGTCGTCGCGATCGCGGCGCTGACGCAGAGCGCGGTGGTCCGCGCCGGCGCGGCGAACGCGGTCGTGCTGGCCGATGGCGCCTCGTTCACGCCGCTCGACGTGAACACCGGGATCACCGTCATCACGGTGGGCAGCGCGATGACCACGTTGACGAACCTCGACGTCGTGCTCGAATACAACCTGGTGCCCGCGTAACACCCGATGTTCCGTCAGGATCCCGGCCTCTGTCCGATCTGCGACGCGCCGCACTGCGGCTGCTCGCCGGGCGGAGCTGACTCCGTCGTCGTGCTGTCGCAGCGCGACGCGATGCCGGTTGAGACGGCGCCGGTGCTCGCGCCTTCAGCCGAGCCGCCGGCGCCGGAGCCCTTCACGACGTCGACCTACGACCGCAAGAAGCACGGGCTGAAGAGGCCGCGATGAGTTTCGTCCAGGCTCCGTACTGGGCGTCCGAACGTGGTGGGGCGCGGGGCTGGCCGCAGCATGTCGGTTTGTCGCGCGTCACGCCCCCCGTGGGGGAACCGATCTCGATCGCGGAAGCGCGCAGCCAGGTCAAGTTGAGCGACAGCGACGGCGAACCGTTGCCGGCGACGGCGCCGACCATCGCGCTCGCGGCCGCGGGCGCCGGCCTGCTCGAGAACGGCGCGCATCGCGTGGCGGTGTCGTACGTGACCGCGGACGGCGAGACGCCGCCGGGTCCGCTCTCCGCCGCGATCACCGTCGTCGACAAGACAGTCAATGGGAAGCTCGCGCTGTCGGCGATTCCGGCTGGCGGCTCGGCGGTCACGACGATCAAATTCTGGATGCCGCTCGTGGGCACCGTCACGCCGCTGTTCTACGCGGGCTCGGTGGCGAACGGCGTCACGACGGCGACGATCAACCTGGCGGATGCCAGTCTCGGGGCGCAGGCGCCGGCGACGAATACGACGCAGACCGCCGATCTCGCGAGCTGGCGGACGGCCGCGCGGCAGGACCTCGAGACGCGCCTGGCCCTGCGGTGCCTGCCGCAGGCCTGGGACATCACGCTCAGCCATTTCCCGTTCGATCGGCGCCCGTTCACCTTGCCGATTCGCCCGCTCATCACCATCACGGGCATCGACTACGTGGACGCGAGCGGCCTGCCGCAGACGCTCGACCCGTCGCTCTACGAGTTCGACACGCCGACGGGCGATTGTCCCGACTTCGCGCGCGTGATGCTGAAGTACGGCCAATTCTTCTGGCCGTTCCCGCCGGGGATGTCGGTGCTGACCGGCGTGACGATCCACGGCACGTTCGGGTTCGCCGACGCGGCGCATGTGCCGGACACGCTCAAGACGGTGATGAAGCTGTTGATCGGGAACTGGTTCACGAATCACGAGGCGGGACAAATCGTCAGAGGGAGCGCCGACAAACTCCCGTACGGTTTGGACTACCTGATCGAACCATTCCTGCCGGTGTCGGTGGCCTGATGGGAACGCTGCTGTTCGGACGTACAATAAGCGGAGCCGGTGGACGTGTTCAGCGCCTGCCGGCCCCTCACCACACGCACGCGACTGGAGGTCGCGCCCGCATGGCTGCCCCAAAGGGTAACAGGTATCACCTCGGCATTTCTCATAGCGCTGAGACCCGCGCGAAGCTCTCAGAGGCGGCGAAGCGACGGGCGCCGTGTTCGCTCGAAACGCGCGCGAAGATGTCAGCGTCTCGAAAAGGCGAAACCCGTCCGCCTCGATCGGCCGAGTATCGCGCCCACATGTCTGCGGCACAGATCGGCCGCAAGAACGGGCCTCACTCTGCCGAGACGCGCGCGAAAATCAGCGCGGCGCATCTAGGGAAGAAGGCATCACGCGAAGCGCGCGCGAGCATGAGCGCGGCCCAGATGGGCAACCAGAACACGCTCGGATTCGTCCCGACG